GCATAAAGAGAAATTAACAAATGTTAATCCACCCCCCAAGAATTACAACTGAGCCAAAGTATCGTTTTTAGGCGTTATAAGCGGGTATTTTCAAAAGAAAAAATGCAAATTTAATGCAAATTTTCATCTTGCATTATTATCGCGCTATCCCGTTAATACGTTGTTTGCGTATATATACTAAAAATGATAATAATATGGCAACAGTTGGTTTTTACTTAGACACTCGCAGAGAAAAGAAAGATGGGACATTTCCGGTTAAACTACAAGTCAGACACAAAGGGCAAATAATGTTATGCACTGATTTTTGCGCTACACCGGAAACATGGACGGGTACAGAGTATAATAAGAACGCAAAGAATCATAAAGCTAAGAACGTAGCGATTCGGAATCTTATTAATCGCGTTGAAATGTTACTCGTTATACTTGACGATAATCAAAAGTTAAAAGGAATGAGCGATAAAGCGTTAAAAGACTACATTCTAAAATCTATCAAAAATGAATCTACCTGTAAAACTTTCGTAAGCTATATAGATGAGTTTGTAGCTACAAAAACAAAAGAAAATACAATCGTTCTATATAAAGCGACAAAAAATAAGATTCTTGCCTATGATCCGACCTGTACATTTGAAACGATGACAAGGAGATGGCTAGAATCGTTCAATAAATGGCTAAAGGATACTGGGATAAAAACTAACTCGATCTCAATCCATTTAAGGAATATCAGGGCGGTTTTCAATCACGCCATAGATAATGAGGAAACGGAACTATATCCATTTAGGAAGTTCACAATAGAAAGGGAGGAAACTAGAAAACGATCGTTAAAGCCGGATCAACTTATTACCCTAAGAGATTTCAACGGAGAAGAATATCAAAAAGAGTATCAAGATATATTTATGCTTATGTTTTATTTAATTGGAATAAATGGAATTGATTTATTCCACGTTAAACAAATAACCGATGGACGCATAGAGTATAAACGAGAAAAAACCGGAAAGCTATACTCTATCAAAGTAGAACCGGAAGCGATGGAGATAATAAACAGGTATAAAGGAAATAAATTTCTACTAAATACGCTCGAAACTAACGATTACAATTATAGAAAGTATATGGTAGCAATGAATAGAGGTTTGCAAAAACTTGGAAACTTTGAACGCAAAGGATTAGGCGGAAAAAAGATTAGAGACATTTTATTCCCCGGAATAACCTCCTATTATGCGCGGCATACATGGGCTACAATAGCGCATAAAATAGGAATATCGAAAGATGTTATATCTTTAGCTTTAGGACATGAGTTCGGATGCAAAACGACCGGAATTTATATAGATTACGATTTAGAGCAAATAGATAAAGCGAATAGAAAAGTAATAGATTATATTAATTCATTAAAATAATTCGCCCAAAACTTGCATAATAAGCAAATGCTTATTATTTTTGTAGAGTCAAATAAGAGTTCTTAATTTTAATGTTTAACCAATGAAAGATGAAGAAAGAAAGGAATTAGAACAAGAGTATGAGAATTTAAAACTTCTCGCTTCATTCCACGAAGCCTACGGGGTTCCCGAAAATGAAAAAGAAAGAGAAGCATTAATAAATGACATACTTGACCGGATGAATGAGATTCGGGAAAAATTAAAAGAATAATTAACCTCCCTCCCTTCGGGGAGGGATTAAAACTTTAAAATATGATAGATATAAACGCTTGTTTGCCAACGCCCGAAATGAAAGCGGATTTTGAAAGATTTAAAACCTTATCTACACAAGAAGAAAGGGATGCTTTCAAAAAAGAAATGCAAGCAAAATATAATGCACTGCCAGAAGATCAGCGAGAAGCCTATAAAAAAGCGTCTGAATCCGGACTAAAAGCAACCGTAGACGCTTGTAATGATTTCATTGAAAGAGCGGAAGAAGCTATATTAAGAGATAAGCTCGGAGAATTGCCGGAGGCTATTTCGTTTAGCTATATCGCAAAGAAGTATTTCGGTAAGTCAAGAAATTGGCTATATCAAAGAATTAACGGTAACATCGTAAACGGGAAAAAGGCTCGCTTTACTGATAATGAACTTCAAACATTTTTAAATGCCTTGAAGGATGTAAGCGAAATGATTCATCAAACATCGCTTAAACTCGGTTAAGATTCTTATTTGACACTAACCCCGCAATGTGAGCCGTTGCGGGGTTTTCTCATTATTAATTTAATCTTTATTACATTTTGTCATTAATATAATCTCTAAATGGTTTATAACTAACCCCATTCGAAAAATCTACAGTATGATTGTTCAAAAGTAACATTTCTTGCTTACCCTCAACAACAGCAATGTCTTCATCCTCCTTTTTTCGTATCTCACTATAATGATATAAACAAGTTCCTGGACTTAATATTCTACTAAACAATTTCATTGTTGAAAAACCTATCCTAATATTATCATCTGAAAAATACACTTTAAAATGTGGCAAAAATCCTCTGCCTATAAAAATAGGGGTATCTAATCTATATTGAATGAATTCATTGCAATAATATACGCTAAGAATTGCGCTCATATCTGCACTGATTTCATATCCCAAGTTAATAACTATTATTTCATCACTCCTATTTTCCCCAATATCTAGATCATACCTGTGTCCTTCAAGATTTTCGAGATTTAACTTTATCATATTCTTTTCATCAATACTTAATGAAAGAGGGGAAAAACCTGAAATTGAATAAAAAGTTGCAATATTTTTTCTTGTTGTCAAAGTTGGTAAATTTAAAGCAATACCCATTATAAACTGAAAATTGAATACAGATCTTATAACCTTAAATCCTATTTGAAACAAAACTTTACCGATCTTAGTCAAGACTAAAGACAAAAGGGAATAATAGTTAGCAGCATTTTTTGCTTTATATAGTTCCATTTCTTTCCTTGTTAATGCTCCGTCATAATGTGCTCCTCCGTTTCTATCTGCCATTATTTTAATAATTTCCCATATTTTAAACCTATATCCTCTACAAACTATAATATCTAACTCCATCCAATCTCTCAAAGAAATTCTCTTGAAATTTTTCCCTGTTGGATCTATTGTAGTATCAAATAGGTGAGAGAAATACTGATTATCTCTATTTTTATAATGGTATTCGCTTGTGTATACTTCTAAATCACAATTTAGCTTTTGAGCTAAGTTAAATATATTAGTTGGTATATTTCGTGTTTTTCCTTTTTTACCAACGGTATAATTTTTAAGGTTCCCATTTTTATCATGCGGTAAAACAAATATAGCTCGTAATTGACCTGATAAAGGAATTACATAATAATCTTTCCCTTGTTCTACAAAGTCAATAGCATCTTTTATAAAATGTAACCCTTTCAATATCTCTGTGTAACTTAAGTACAACGATTTTTCTACATCTTCACCCATATTTCAATATATAAAATTTCCCCTCAAATATATAAAAAATAAAATGCACATACAAGAGCAGTAATAATATTACACTTTCAAATATTCTGCTTAATTTTTATTTAATCTACCTAATATCACCTGCAATGCATACATCAACATATACACAAAAATAACAATTATCACCCATCCGCCTAGCTCCATTTTAATAGATTGCCATCGGTTTAACTTCTTTTCAACCGGATAAGGCACACGAATAGAATCGTTTTTAAGAATCGTATCGGTACGATTCGTTGTTAAGTAGCGATACAGATACTTATATCTATACAGATAAACTGTATCGCCCTTTATGAGCGTATAAATACTATCTCGTTGATAGATGCTATCATAACGGGTACTATCACGTGTTTTGTATTCAGTGCGAACGGATTCAACCGGGATATATTGAGTCCGGCATGACACGAAACATATTGCTAACATCAGCAATATGATAATATAAACTAGCCGCCTCATGGTCGAACTACTGTATTACGCAAGAAATTAGGGAACTCGGAGCGTACATCAAAACAGGGGCACGCCTTTATATATTCTTTCGGCTCTACCTCTCCGCTTCCATCCAGATCGGGCGAAGTATCACGATGTCCGAGAACCTCGATTATCTCATATTCTTTGCAGAGTTTAGCAACCAACTCGCGCAAAGCCGCTTTTTGGGCGATCGTTCTTGTGTCTGCGGGCTTTCCGTTTGCATCCAAACCACCTATGTAGCAAATACCAACACTATGTTTATTATACGAAGATTCGCTAAAACCCTTCGTATTACAATGCGCTCCGTCAACCGCTAAAGATCTCCCTTTTTCTACTGCCCCATCAATTCGAATAACATAATTATATCCAATCTGGCTAAATCCGCGTGCCCGGTGCATACGATCAATGTCTTTTTCGGTTAAATCCTGCCCGGCGCGCGTAGCCGAACAATGGATAATAATTGAGTCTATTTTATTCATAGCTTTCTTCTTTATTTTGATTATTAATTGTAATTGGTCTACGTGGTGGAGTTCTCCGGCTGCACTCGCTGTCTGGTCTATCACATCGGTTATGTTCCGCATCCTTCAAAGCTAATTCAAGCTCGTAGTATTTACGCATCCAATTTTGCGCCTCTGCCTGTGCGGTTCTCCATTCTCGATAAATCGTATCTACTTTCTCGTCTCGTTGTTTTAATCGTTCGTCGTACCGTTCAATCTGCTTGTTTAGATTGTCAATGATAGAAAGTAAATTTTGAAGTTCCATAGAATCCGCCGTAGCCTTTTCTTTTCTGGCGTTCGTTTTGCGATTCGCTAGAAACGTAACTGTAAAGCGGATCGCCTCTAATCCTCCTAACGCTCCTATGATTTTTAACCATTCGTCCATATTCTTACTTGTAGCTGTATTTTGTTCGTTTTGAATAGCTACTATTTAGTAGTTAGTCCCTCATTTACTTCCTTCAATATATTTTCGAACATAGAGATATGCGGCACCATGTCAATGCCTGTAGGAAAGTTCATAGACTTGCTATCACCTTCTAAAGCCATATACCCAGCGTGTACAGTCTGCTCGCCTAAATCTGTTTTCGCTTTTTGGATAATACAACACTGCAAACGAGTTATGCCATTTTCATTGTACGAATATGTTATCTGGTATTCATATTCACCTTCTTTTGCGAGCGCTTCTACTTGCGTAGTTCTTGTTTTTTCACTCAAAATTTTTGTTGCCATAATCTTTTTATTTTTCATTGTTAATACTGTCTAATAGATCAAATACGCCTTTTTTGATGCGGGCGAAAAAACGTCCTACTTCCATGTACTTGCGTATAATTTCCGCCTTTTCTGAATCTACTTCCACTTCGCCATGTTTATAAACTTCTTGCGCAAATTCCAATTCGCCCAAGTCGGTAGTACTATTGTAGATTGTGTTACCTAACTCTTTCCTGACATCGAAGGTACTTTTATTCCCTTCAAGGTCTGTTACTTCAATTTTTCTAAAGTCTATTATCATAATTTATTGCATAACGTGTAAATTAACCGTAGAAGATGTATTATTAACAGAAGCGTATGTTTCCGCTGTTACAAAAATTGCAAATCGGTAAGGTTCGAGAGTATAAGTCCCACCACTTTGCCATGTTGTAAGAACCCGCTTAGGATAGCCAGAAGCGTTTACGATTGTTATCATTTTGCGTCGAGGTGAATTGCATATATATATTACATAGTTTCCACTTCCTTCAAGAAAAATACAGTCTATCGGTTGTCCTGATTGCGCATATTTGTGATAAGTTGTATCAGTTCCATAATTATAGATATGTGCAAAGAAATCACTAGTCGAAGCGGAATTAAATGAAAGAGAAGTCATTTGTTGGTGTCCGAATTGTCCTCTACACCACAAATCAGCGGTTAGAAACCTATAGCTTCTACTTGTTCCGTTCGGTTCCTTAAAAGTGCCTTGATGCTGCATATCTCCTTCAAAATACATCTTTCCCTCACTAGAGCTAAACCCAATTGCGCATTTAACAATATTATTATCATCTATTCCCTGCAGCTTTTTAAACGTCCCCGTCGCACCGTCTAATTTCTTCGCTGTTAAATTATCAACATCGATATTTTCAGCCCTAAGAATAGGCTTTCCGGCAGCATTGGTTTTAAATACCGCTATTTCATTTCCCAGCGTATCTTGTACGCGAAAAGTATCAGCCTTCACCGTAACACATTTGTTTGTTATATCAATTCCGGTTTCAATAATTCGGTTTTGCAAGGCAGATGTAGCGGAATTTGCAATATTTTCAGTCTGGCTCTTTACTATTAAATTAATCGCTTCCGATGTAATCTTTGCTTCGGCAGAGGAAACACGAGCGCCAAGCGCTGTTAAATCTGTTTGTGAAGCCTTTAATGAAATTTGGTTTGTATGCTGTGATATTGTACTTTCTGCATTGCTTACTCGTGTACCTAGTGCATTGAAGCTCGATTGTGACACTTTTAGCGCAATACTATCGCTTAACACCTTAATTTCTGAATCGTATACCGTCTTGGCTACATACTTGCCATCCACATTATCGAGAAGCGCCTTTGCGTCTGTAGCACTTTTTGCCGCATTAGTTGCTGAACTAGCAGCCTCACCCGCTTTAGTTGTGGCAATTGTTGCGGAACTAGCGACTTCATTAGCTTTAGTTGTCACCTCTTTAACTTGTAATGTGATACTACTTGCCGTCTGATTGATACTAGATTCTTTTTGGGAAATGGTAGTGAGCTTTGCCGCTGCACTATCTGCTGAATTTTTCGCATTTGTCGCGGAAGTAGAAGCTTCTCCCGCTTTAGTGCTAGCAGTAGAGGCGCTGTTTTTCGCATTAGTTGCAGATGCAGATGCTTCCCCTGCTTTGGTTGAAGCTGTTCCGGCACTTGTAGATGCTTCTGCTGCCTTAGTTAAAGCGGTTGTTGCGGCGGTATTCGCTTCTACTACTTTCTTCGTGACTTCCGTAACCTGCAATGTTATGTTTCCGGCGGTCTGGGTGATAGAGCTTTCTTTCAAAGTCACATCTTCGAGGACTTTCGCCGCATTATCTGCAGATTGTTTTGCATTAGCTGCCGAATTTGCAGCCTCGCCCGCTTTACCGGATGCAGTTCCGGCAGAACCGGATGCAGACGTAGCGGAGTTTTTCGCATTTGTAGCGGCAGTATTCGCTTCAGTTACCTTTTTATTAACTTCGGTTACTTTTGTAGAAATTTCTCCGGCTGTTTGAGTTATAGAACTTTCTTTTAATGTTACTTCCTCCAATATCTTCCCGGCATTAGTCGCGGCTCCTTGTGCATCCGTAGCACTTTTAGCCGCATTATTTGCAGAAACCCCGGCGGTGGTAGCAGACGAGGAAGCAGAAGAAGCGCTACCGGAAGCATTTGTTTCGCTCTGTTTTGCGTTCGATACGGCAATATTAACTTCTTTAATCTTAGAAGAAATTTGTCCTTCACGAATTTCAAAGTTCGTCTCCACATCGGTTATTCTCCCATTTAGATCGTTTTTAACATCGTCGATTGCTTCCTCTATTTTCTTTCCAGAATGGAGTACAAATGTACCTTTCAAATAAACATTAGTACCGTACAAACCGGAGCCAGTTAATACACCGAATACGGCATCAGTAATACCGTTAAGATTTCCGGTACGTGTAATCAACCGATTTACAAGCGAATAGGAATTAATTCCGTCGTAGTCATCCCGATAAGGTGCGGAATCACCAACAGCGCAATCTATTTGTGCTTTTTGCCTAGCAGTGTTTGTTCTGTTGCCTAATACTGCCACATTATCTCCGGTTTCGGGTATTCCGCTTCCTTCTTCACAGTCTACTTTAGATAGATTAAAATAGCCCGCTCCGGCAGAAGTAACTAAACGCCAATAACGTTTTGTTGCCGTACCCGTGAACGCCTGACATATTATTTGATCGTCTTGAACAAAATCGTCCGTACTATCATGCTCGCATCTCCAATGTGAGCCGCCGTCGGTCACTTTGGTTAATTTACCACCCGCGGCGGAACGAATAATCATACCACCCTGATAAGTTATCTTTTGAACGACCAACTCAAATATAGAAAATATCTTTCGAACTGTAAGATTATCAATTTCCATATTCCAGTCACCCGTGACCGCTTTGTATATCTTCATTCCTTCGCCGCCAAAACCACTGACAAAAGACTCGGAAGATATATAGTCCTTTACTATTGTACCCATTAAAGTTGCAACATGAGATACACTTAGATCGTGTGTCTCCGCTAGCTCTTGAACGAGTAAATTTAGTGTTGTCGTTTTCTTAGATACAGTCACATTGTCGGAAAAAGTCGCTGATTTCGCAATCAGTTTATCAAGGACGTTAAGTATTTGCGTCGTTACTGTCATTGCGGTTAATGTATCCGTAGAAATACCCTTCGTTACGTCTAGTCCGTTATCAACAATTAAACCGCCTAGCAACTTGATAAGGAATTGCGTTTCGTCTGGTGCTGTTTTGGATAGGTACGAGTCTTTTAAAGCGTCAATAGCGTCCTTAAACCTTTCGTTGATTGTATCAAGTTCTTTGTTTACTCGGAGTGACGATAAAACATTACTATCTGTTAGCTTTGTTTCGGCGTCGTCTTTCGTTACAATTATAGATAATATCTCCGCAAGCGTGCGAAGAGATGAAAAAACATTTAAATCTGTCGCCGATCTCAAATCGTCTTTTCCTAGAATAGTAACATTTGATCCGCTACTGTTGGAAGTCACTCCACTACCTCCGCCAGACGACACGCTAACAATCGCCCCAGTCGGATAATTTTTTGACCGGGGCGATGACGGAATAGCTTTATTTTTTATTTGAATCGTCATTATGCTTCTATCATTTTACAGGTAAATTGTTCATTGGCGAAATCTATTTCTCCGCCTGCTATCATGAAACGTTTTCCTTTCATGTAGTTATCCGAAAGAACGGATATAGGAGTTATAGAGTCACTATTTAATAATACCTGTGTTAGTTTTATTTTGGTAGCTCCGTATTGATTAATAATTCTTCTTATTAAAAGCTCTTCCGGGCGAATCAAAGTCTTTTCAATAGATGAATAAAGGTTATCTTTCAAATATTCATCTAATAACAAGACTTTACTATAGCACGCTCCATCGTTGTTATAACTCGAAATTTTAAACTCTATTTCGTCTAATTCATTAATAAAGTTTTCATTAACAACATTCTCATAAATCCGGTCGGAGTCTTTATCATCGTCCATATCTAACGGCTGGCAATACCTTAACTTAAGGTCTTTTATCAAATACCCGTACGGAACTTGTCCTTCTCTTTCTGTCAATGTCGGAGCATATATAGACATTTCAAGCGTGCCAAATAAATTAGTCGGAATATCCATTACAACACCGTCTGCATCAGAATACTTACCGAGTACTCCGTATGTTTTATACAATGAGACAAACCCCGTTCCCATTTTTCCATCAGCATTTTCTACACTAGATTGATCTAAATTTATAGACATAGTAGACGGGGTATCACTCCACGTAAACCGCCCGTAATTATCTTTAGAAACATATTTATCGCCAATTCTTATTCCTACTTTAATTATATCTTTTAAATATGTAATACCATCCTCGGAAGGAACCAAACCGCCACCAAAGGGAGAATCATATTTATCCTTTTGCAAAACCTTAATACTCATATTGAGAGAAAGAGCGCCTCCCTTCCCTAAAAATAAAGCGTCTTTCTTTGCACCGATAACTACAATCGAGTCATTAAATACCGAATTGGGGGTTACGTCGTTAATAGGATCGTATTTTGTTCCACAACGTTGTCGGACTTGTATTGCACACTCATAATTGTACGATTGCGTAGTTGGTGTTTTTAGCCCGGATTCATAAGAGGCGTATCTTAATGGAATAGCCCCTAATAATTCCGTCGCATTACGCTTATCATTATAAATAGATAAGTCTGTAACAGGAGACAAAACACCATTTTTGTAGGTGAATTGGTGCATCGTTAAAATATTAGGATATAAAACCTCCCTTTGTGTATGTCTTGTATTACCATTACCCAGATTAGTAGATACTTCTCCGATATTTGATAATAATTTCAGCTTATCAAAATCTTCGGTTATCTTGATTTCCTCAATAGGATAATTACTACATTTTATAGTCACTTTATTATATCCCGGCAAAATATCTAAAAAGTGCTCCGATCCTGCAAAACCAATATCAGATACATTCAACGCAATAGGCGTAGCTTTAGAATATGTATTCAGATCACAATCATATTTATAATAAATACTTTTGTGATCTATGTCAATGAAATACAGTTCACCCCTCCAATCGACACAAGTCCAATTTAAGAACTTACAAACCTCTTCTAATATTTCTTTTAGAGTCATAGCCTTGTTATCCTCGTCGAAGAAGTTTTGTTCACTAATCGTCATTTCTTCAAATACGTTCAGGTCGTTATTATAATCATCTTCGTTTTTAGCATACACATGAGGAATAAATATAGACGAATAACACCCGCGAGACTGCTCAATGAACATTCTAAATAGTTCCCAGAAACTAATAAAAGTTCGCTGTTCGGCGTTCTTTTGTTTGTAGTTAACATATTCGAGTGTACTCATAGCAGAACTACATTCTATTTCTAGTTCGAATTTTGTAGACGTGTAATCCTGTGTATATAACTCTGGATTTATGAAGCCAGTCCAAATAATATCATTTCCTCGCTTACATAATACTCTGTATTGTTGGTATCCGGTCGAATACAAATTTTGCAAATAGTCACCTCCAACAATACGGATTGAAGCAGAAGAAAAGCGAGTCGGTGTATATAAAAAATCCTCGTCCTCGATTATCACGGAAAAAGGAGAATTTCCACTACCGACCAATTCTGTACTTTTTCCTTCATAATTCTCTTTTTGTATCTCAATCAAATAAGATACTTCCTTTCTGGATTTGAAAGGAAGCGTGTAGATAGTGCCGTAATTTACCATAGTTTTTTACCTGTTTTCTTTATATGGTTGTGTAATGCTAAAAATATGCGATCCCCTCTTATTTCGACATCACTATATAAGCGGACGTTTTGATCTTCTATTGATGGTGCTATCTTTTGTGATAAAGAACCATACAAACCTGAATTTAGCATCTTAAATAAGTTGCTTTGTTGTGATCCGTTCAGAATCATCTCACCCGAATTGAGTAAAGCCGGAACCTTATCACCCGTAAATGACGCACCCGGAACGATACCACCCGTCGCGAATTTAGGGATACTAGCCATTGCAGCAACTACAGACAAAGCCGCCCCCGCCGCTGCAAGCCAACCAACGAAAGGTATTTGAGCCGCCGAATTTGCAGAGTTAGCCGCGGCTTCCGCTGTTTTGGCGGTTGTTAAACTCAAAATAGCTGGAATAGCCTGTGCGATACTTGATATAACATTTGCGCCCCATTGCAAATATGAAGCGGCACTTTCATTTGTTACACCATTTAAGGCACTCATTACACTACCAATAGCCGAAAGCGAATCGGCATAATCTTCGTTCAAGTCTACATCTTCTTTTTTAAATAGCGGATTATATTTCGGTAACTTAAAGTTTTTGCCTCCCTTCCCATGCGTCGGAACCTTATCATAAGCGGGTGCAATCGGTACGGACAAAGCGCCGTCTTTCATCCCGCCGTTTTTGATTTTAAACGCTTCTTGATCGACTACAAACTTTAGATTGATCTTCTTTTGTTCGAGTTCGTTGATCGTGGCTTGAATCGTTGAGCGTGCTTGCATATCGGTTACGGAAATAAGTTTCTTATTCAGGTCTGCCAACTGAATGTTTATCGCCTCTATACTGTTACCGCTAGTTTCGACCTGCAATTTTATTTTCTTTGCTTCAAGTTCGTTAATCGTTGCTTGAATAGTCGATTTGGCTTGTGTGTCCGTTTCTGCTATGAGTTTCTTGTTTAATTTGGATATTTCCGCATCATACCACGCAATAGAATCTTTTTTAGGGGATTCTTTAGGAGCAGAACTTTTTAGGCTATTTTGCAATTCTAAAGTTCGTTTGTCAAAATCGTACATACGCTTCTTTAAATCGTATGTATATTCATAATTTTTTATCATTTCTACTCTATTAGCATCGTTATCCTGATTAAGGAAATTTTGCTTTTCGAGTTCTGAATTTTGTTGTATATATAAATTCTTTTGTTCTTTCAAATCTAAAAGCTTCTGCCGCATTTGCTTCTTCGTTTCTCCTATAAACTCATTTGTATCACCACGTGTAGAGTTAATATTACCAAGCATCAAATTTATTTGTTTGTCATACTCGGATAACTTATTTTGATAAGCAACAAGAGCTTTCTTTTCGTTTCTAGTTGAGAAATCATTATTATTAATAGATATATATTTATGTATATCATCAATATTAAAATCTTTGCGTCCTGTTCTAATATTCAAAGATTGTATTAATTCTTTTTCAGCACCGGACAATGTATCATTTACATCGATCTTAAAATTGTCCTTTAATGATTGAAGGCTTTTGAAAGCGTTTTCACGTTCCTCTAGGCTTTTAGTAGTATCTCTAATTATTGATTCAAATTTGGTAAATTGGGTTTCGAAAATCTTATTATTAAATCCCATGGATAATTTAGCATCAGCTAAAGAATCTCGTAAGGCTGATAATTCTTTCAGATTGGAAATTGTATTTAATACACCATTATTGAAAGCTTCGAAGCTTCCAGACGATAATGATTGAAAGAATATATCAACGGTTCCTTTACAAGCATTTAAAGTGTTATCAAACTCGTCACTTGTTGTCTGTGTAGAGCGGATAATTTTCATAAAAGATTCACTAGCACTTACAGCCAAACCAATACCACCCGCAACTTTTACAAAGCTAGAACCTACGGATTTCGCTATATTACTAATATCCCCTTGAAAACGGTTTACACTCCCTTTTGACTTCTCCAAATTCGCGTCGAAGTCATTCGTTTTAAGCAATAATCGTGTTATTATATCAGACATCTTTATTCGTGTTTAATTGTGATTCTACTTCTTTTGCCTTAGCTCGTAATCGTTGCATCTCTTCGTCCGTTACGCTCGTATCTTTCTTTTCTTCTTCGTCCCACGGGAACCGGAGTATATCGGTTTGCTTTAGCGTTCTTGTGCTATTAGATTGCGCTATAATGAAACCTAGCAATCTAGTTTGTTCCCACGCTTCCCGATTGCGTCGATTCAATCCGTCTATAAACGATTCAACCTCGATAAAGTCCATTTTATCGAGGAAGTAATCGGGAGCGATCCCGCCCTCACCGACAACACGCGAATAGAGTTCGCGAATACTTACTGCTTTCGTTTCCGTGTCGTCACCTTCTTTTTTTTTACGTCATTTCCCGCCGATTGCGAACGTAGTTTGATTTCATCCAAAATAAACTCTTTGAATTGTTCGAATAGAGTCAAATCATTTTCGCACAATTCTATAAACTCGTCAAATTCCATATTAAACGAATCCTTATTACTAGCAATCAGGAACGAATAAAACAAAATGTATTCATCTAATAATTTCCCGAACTGAAACGGATAGCCGGATATAGATTCGAACACAAAGAACGCACGAAGCGTATATTTCAAAGAGAAATCTTTTCCGTTAAGTGATATTGTTTTCATTGAATAAGTCGTTTAGAGGGCGGCAAAACACCGCCCGTAAGTTATTTACTAGCTGCTTCCTTTGCAAGCGGTCCGGTTCCTTCGAAACTGATTGATAGTGTTGCTTTGTCTCCATCCGGCGCATTTGCTTCTAGCGAAGTGATAACCGCACTACCTGTATATGCACCTTCCGCTAGCGTCCATCCGGCGGCGGGCATTTCGTTTACGTCAGGATTGCCAACAACGCCAAATTTCAAAACAACAGGTTTATGCGCCAAGAACAAAGCGAATAGTTTATCGTAGCTATTCGCATCTGCATCCGCGCTAAATACGTTTTCACTGGAAGCGTTCCAAGAAAGTTTTTTAATGTCCTTTTCCGTCCAGATACCCGAATCTTTACTTTGTGTGTCGATTGTTTCAGCCGAAAGCCCCAATTTGCAAGATGTGGCAAGTGCGATAGCTTTACCGTCGATGAATAACATTAGGTCTTTTCCTAACACTGATTTTGCTTTACTCATAATTTTATCGTGTTTTAGTTAATTATTCAGTTTTAAATGAGAATACGAGGCTTTGAATAAAAGTATCTTCTATAAAATCCTCATTCGCGCTAATTAGTTTAGAATCGATCACATCGAAGTTATCATAACTTCCTCGTTTGTTTTCGAGTGATTTACGTACCTCTTCCGCGATTGTAACAGAGTTCAAATAGTTATCACTGACGACAACGATCTCAACCGAAACTGTGTCACCCGTGCCGTACCTATCTTTCGTATATTCCGGCGTTAAGGAGTTGCGTTTGTAGATCACAAACGGAAAAGATGTTTCCGTTTTGGTCGAGATAGCATATATTTTATCAGAAACCAATTTTGCCAACTCTGTAGAGTCGCTTAATCTCTTATATACGTGTGCGCCTATTGATAAACTCATTTCTTTTTATTTGCTACTTTCATTATAGAATCAATTATATTTTTCTCTAGTGAGTTCTCTGCTTCTTTCTGCTTCGATTTGACCGCATTAGAAAAGAAATGAGAAGCATTTATAATACCTCTGTAAGCTGCTTTTTTGGTAACGCGTTTTTTATTAGTCCAGAAACTTCTAGTACTAGATTCTTTCGTAAATCGTTCTTTTGTTCCTGATTCGAACCATTTCAGCATATAGGCGCGTGATCCCTTTTTGCGTCGGTCGATCAGGTCGACCCGTGCGCCGGAAGCATTGCGATAAACTGCTACGTTTATTTCGTTCTTTAGCGGTTTGAACGATACGCCATTCTTAGAGCTACTAAATTCCGCATCATTAACAGCAGAAACTAGATTTTCCTGTGCCTGTTTACGAATGATAAGAATCGACTTTCTAAGAGCGGAGGAAATAGCCTTCTTTGCTTCTTTATCGTTCAACCGTTTAAGTAGTTCGTTTACTCGCGTTGCATCCACTTCGACGCGATACAAGTTGCGCCCGGTGTAATTGTCGTTACTCATTGATTACCTCCGCTTCTATAACCGTTGCTTGTTGCTTCCGGTCGTGGTTAATAGATAGAATCTTGTATTTCTGCCCGTCGTACTCGATTCGCATTTTAGCGTTGATCTCTTTGCAGATGCGAATCATTATCGTGTTAACGGTCGTATTATATATCTCGCCGTTCGCTTCTTTACGTGCACCCGACTTAAAGCGAATGTATGCGCGTTTATCGAATACTTTCACCCAACTTTCAGACGTGCCGCCCAGATTATCGCGCTTTGACTCGCTACGATAAAAAGCGATCATTTCGTTTAATAATGCTGCTTGCATTACGTATATCGTTTTAAAGGTTGCAGTAATAGTTCTATGTGCCCCGGAATAACTTGCGGAGTGGCAAATGTTACCGATTCACGGTTTGCGTAGTAATTCGCTATAAGGATGCGGATCGCGTGCCAGATACGCCGATCTATTTTTGCGTCCTTAACGTAGGTATCTAGCGGATTATTTAGATACGATTCGATAAGAAGTTGAACGGGGTCGATAAGCCCGGTTATATACGCGTCGTCCGTGTCGAAGTCAACGTTTAAATGCTGTTTGAGTTCTTCAAGTGTTACGTATTGTGCCATATTGTATAAATTAGAAAGGGCTAGAGCCGAAGCCCCAGCCCTTTAGTGAATGATAGGTTATAGGATTAAGCAGAAGCTTTCTTCTTTGCGATGGCAAAGGCTTCCGGACGAGCTACAACAATATCATAATCAGTATTCAACACAAAGTTTACGATATTACTTTTCGCTCCGGTGTACGGGTCTATAACTAAATCCATATCGCCGAACTGACCGATAGCAGCGTTGGAGAATACACCGAATCCGATAGAATCGGCGTCCATGTAGTTAGTAACAAGAACCGGATAACCGTTCACCATACCATTTTGGCAGATCATTTCGGCAGCTCCCGCCGCTTTGGGAGTGGATTTCAAGGCACCATACACCTTTGGAGTGCAAACATAGGCAGCTGTACCGTCGGTTACATCTACGCCCGCATCCATTACGGTAGATTCAAGCGAAACAATATCCGCAAATGTCAACGCGTTTGTATATTCAACATCTGGTTTTGTCTTTACAAACACCCCGTTTCTTGCGCCAGACAATGCAGTTCCCGAAAACATCCATTTATTCAAAGTGCGAGCGACACCAAGCGAAATTTGCTTCAAAACAACGTCCTGCAAAGAGTAGTTCGTTTGGTTGATCGCACGCTTAGACACCGGGATAGAAATAGATACACGTTTGGGTGAAGCCTTGATTTTGTCGATATTCAATTCGGTATCAGTAACCGCAACGTTTTCACCCTGAATTGTTGCTTCAACAGCCGCCAATGTTGGGAAAACAAGGTCACCTACAAGCCCGCTTTGCATCTTGATACCTAGTTTATCAATAATCAAGCCTTTTTCTAACGGTTCAATGATTTCACCGATTGTAACAGGAACCATGCTAGCCGCATCGGTTGTATCTGTAACAGTCACCGCACGTTCTACAACTTTAATCCCCCCTTCCGATACTACTCCGTTGTATTCTTCCAAAGAGCGATGATTAACGACGTCAAAAACAGCCTGTGAAAACAACACGCGACGGTCTGACACCAAACCCGCGTTAATATCTTCAAGCGCACGGCGTTCTACCTTCATTTCTAAAAGCTCTTTCTTTGTTTTCAACTGCTCGAACTGCTCTTTCTCGCTTGCGTCGAGTGCTCTTTTTTCCGCTTCTGCTTTATCCAACATAGCGCGCATCTGCTCTTTGTATTGAGCAATAGTTTCAAATTCTTTTCTCATGTTTTAAATTGATTTGCGTAAATTATTAAGTTCATTTAAATAGTCTTTATTCTCGCCGGACAATTCCGCTATCGTATCGTCCATACTCCGCACCGTTACGTCTGTACCATAAAAAGCAGGATCAACAACGGGAGATATATCGGAAATCCGATCAATCATGTGTACAGTACGAAGCAACAATCCGTCTTTCATTGAATAGGAAACTTTTGTTTTATCCTTTTCATTTAAAGCATACGCAAAAGACGAACCGAAAATGTCACCGCGTTTAATCATTTCTACGGCGAAATCTCCATCGGGAGTACTAGGAGCCTCAAACCTGTATTTTAGTCCGTAGTCGTCAAGTTCAAGCGACAAAGTACCTGCACCGCGATTAGATCGAGCCAACAATCTCTGTTTGTTATGATCTAACAGAGCTTTAACATCACAACTACTCAATAACTCTTCCGTTATAGCTCCCTTTTCGATCACCTCAACAAAAGCGCGTTGTTTTTCCCTGTCGTACAATACACGGCTTTCTTGTCCGAATACAACCGCATAACCTTCGATTATTCTTCCATCTCCAACTTTAGGAGCACCTAACTCTGTATAACTTCGTATTTCCATATTTTGCAAATATCATTTTACTATATGTTTGTTTCCTCATTCTTTGGTAGCTCTACTTTTTGACTAGCCGCCTCGATTGGTTGAACGTTGCAAGAAATAAATACTTTATCGCCCCCTTCAACGGGTGGCTTTCCTAATGCTCTACGGGTATCATTCGGAGAATGAGCGCCCATTTCTTCCAGAGCCTTGTAATAACTCGCTTGCGTCGTTAAATCGGTTTGATACAAGCATGATAAATCAAATGAAATACTATATAAATTAGCGACTGAATTAGGAATCAGTTTATAATTAAATTCTGCCTCGATTTGTTTCAATATCGGTTGCAGCGTATCAGTCAAGAAAGAAACATTGCTCATTTCAGAAGCCTTGTAATTAGTAGATTGTCCGGCAAATACCTTATCTGGGTGAACCCCGTAAAATCTACATATATCAAGAATACTGAATTTCTTTGTTTCCAATAACTGCGCATCAACCGGATTTATAGAAAGTTGATGAAATCCAACATCGCCGGGAACTGAAATAATGTCTCTTCCTGTGTTTAGTTGTTCCTCTATACGATCCCCAACCGTAGAAAGTTGAATATCCGTCATACCTGCACCGGGCAACCCTTTATTTATCTCTTTTGCACCGGAAACAAGCCCCTTTATTTTACTTCCATTCTGAAAAGTTCGTAAATTCTGATTATCTGCACTAGCGGCTATGGAAAAGATACGGCTAGCATACATTATTGTACTTACTCCTGTATATCCCCCGTCCAAACTATTATTTTTAAGATGGATTATTTCGTAGGATTCAAAACGCCCATATATCCGGTTATATGGATCAGAAATAATATAAACATCATTCAACTTGTCATAGGTTACTGTATTATTTGCGCATAATACAAGTTCGCTAACACTGCCGAACTTTCGACGGATAACGATGTAGGCGTTTCCTTGATTTACGATTTGAACAACCATATTCCTAACCATTTCAAAACTATTCATTCGTCGGTTAGGCATACGGGTTAATATCGTATATAAATCGTTTTCCTCGTCTGGTGAGAAATATCCATCTTTTTTCCGTTTAATTATAAGCGGTAAAGACGCGATAGTCCCCGAAAGAATAGAAGTACATCTATATGCGGCTGAAAGTTTCATTGCTTGATTACTGTTATGCACATCTATTGGCTGACCGGGTAACGATGGTAATCGGGAGTTTATCGCCGCATCTTTATCCGTTGTGCTCATCTCTGCATTTAAGGCGCGTTTTTGCGTCTTTGAACGTCCCAATTCAAAATTAAAAGATAGTTTCATTATACCTCCATGTTATTAAATAAGTAGAATGTCATTAGGTTTGTTATAGTCGAATCAATCTTCGCGTTATGCGTTTTCTTGACTGGCTTCTTATTCATGTTCCGATCTTCGTCTAATACCGCATTACTAAAACAGTACGGCGTAATCGGATTAGGGCTAAAGGTGAGCTTACTCCGATACAAAGCAAGTTCAAAGGATTCGATAGGGCTTGTAAACGTTCCGTATGTCTGTTTAACAGGCTTAATATATTCACTCGCACCGCCTACGGAATAAGTAAGAAGATTCACAAATTCAGCCGATTTATAAGGATCATAGCCAACTCCCATAATTTGTAGATACTTTGCACGTGCAAGTATATCGTTTACTATTTGCTGATAGTCGATAATATCACCGTCACAAAGAATTAAATAGCCCGCTTTCGCCCAACCTTCGTAAAGTTCCCGATTCGGATGATCTTTCAAAGCTCCTTCCGGGAAATAGTAGTCTGTATGCGAATGAAAAGAGCCGCTTTCTTTCGAATAGATATTATAAGTAACCGAAGAGAAGTCGTCTCGAACGGACAAATCAACCGCCACCATCGTAAGCGGATAAGTACCAATATTTTCTATTCTAATATCTTTGAATCGTTCTTCGATCTGCTTTGCCTCAATCCATTTTGTTGTTTGGTCGGTAGTAAATACGTTAAGTAACTTTGTTCGAAACTCTAGCGCGTCCGGTGCGCTATATAAAGCCTTCTGGTATGCGTCGATATAGAAATCTTCATAAACAGTTATACCCATGTGTGGTTGCACTTTACGCCACGTTGCCGGATCGCCTTCCTCGTCGTCTACGTCTGGCTCAAAGATGTGTGCAAATATGGAATCATTTTCAATCTCACCTCGTAGGATCGATTTATACATTTTGAGCATTTCGACGAATGGAGCCGTTTCTTTATCGGATGCGGTCGTAATTACTACGGTTAAAGGGTTGAGCCGTGCGCCCATTGAGGAAGTTAATACATTCTTCAATGCGGCGCTATCGGCTTGTGAATACTCGTCTACTATTACCATGCTTGCGTTAAGTCCGTCTAATTTATCCGGGTTAGAGGCAAGGCAACGGGCAAAAGAGGTTTTTCCCTTTATGCGGTTATATATGATTTCTCGATTAATTTTGAAGTGCCTAAACTTCGGATCGAGAGACTTTAAAATATTACGTATTTCATCAAAACAAACTTTCGCCTGATTATATGAGTTTGCAGCAACGTATGTTTGTGCGTTCGCATCACCGAACAACAAATCGTTAATCGAAAGACTCGCTACACTTGTTGTCTTACTGAATTTACGCGGAACGAATAAAAGAGCTTCACGAATCAAACGTTTGTTTGTGTCGGGCTTGTAAAACGCTAGAATGTTAGAGAACTGGAACACCTGTATCGGAGTCAATTTGTATCTAGTCTTTCCCTTTGTACCGGAAAACTTCAAACGCTCGTAGAACGTGACGAACTTCTTTACTTCCTTGATCCGAAATTCGTATTTATCAAGAAAAACAAAGAAGCGGTGAACGGCTAGCAACTCGTAAAGATTGTGCGCGTCCGGATTGTTAATACAACCTTTGATATACACATTTAGTCTTTCGTCTGCCCTATCTAGCTTATACGAATCAACGTCGATGTTATGCAAGTCGGAGATAACCGACTGCTTTAACGCTATCAGTTCATCTCTATTCTCCTTGTTCATCGCGATCTATTTTGTTTACTTCGTTAATCAAGTCGTTTACTTCGTCATCGTCAGATGCAGAAAGCGTTTGAAAGGTCAAACCAAGTTCGCGTAATTGTTTGCGCGTTGCTTCGAGTGCATCGAATAAAACTTTGAAAGCAGGATGCGCCGTAAGTTTATCATTGTTTTCGCGGGACACTTCTTTCACGTATGACTTCATACGCTTCTTTGAAATATCGTTTAATGCAATTTGAAACGCCATGTATGAACCTGCGCAAAGAGTTATACAGAGCTCTAAATCTTCCGTATATGTTCCCTGCGACTCCATCGCGGCGCGAATCTTTTCTTTTATGTCGTCCAAATCACACATTTTTTATAGGCTTTTTGCATATAGGAAAAGATTGCAAGTATTTGGTAGCTCGGAAGATGCGCGCAAAAAGCTTACCCCCAACGCGCACCCCCTCGTTTCAAAAATTACTCGCGCGTGTAAATATGAGGTGAGGTGGGTTTAGTGTATTGCGTTAAAAAATAAAAAAACGCCCCCTGTTTTCAAATTAAAGAGGTAAACATTTCGTACCAATTAAAAAAATGCTTTACCTTTACAAAAAAAATGTCATTTTCAGAAGATATAAAAAAGCCTTTTAATATAATAACATTAACAATTGCTATTATTAGCATAGGACTAACCATTTACTTTTATGTAGAAGGCATAAAGGAAAAAAGTATTTGTTACAAGATAGAACATAATCCTTCTCTCATATTTGACAATGAAAAAATTTCTCCTAATATAAGAGTTCTTGAAAAAGACTCAATTATCATTGCAGAAAACATATATATGATAAAGGGAATGATATGGAATGATGGCGACTTACCCATAGAAGATAAAGACATAAAAAGGAAAATTGTAATAAGATTAGAAAACATAAATAGAATTATCGATTTTAAAATTGAAAAGCAAACAGACAAAGAAAATAAAAACTTTCAAATAAACAAAATAGACAGTATATCCCTGAATTTATCATGGGAATATTTTGAGCCACAAGATGGATTAACATTTCAAATTATATACATCGGAAATCCACAACCATTATTTAAAGTAGAAGGGAAAATTATTGGAATAAAAGACATTAAGGAAAATAATGCATCAGATGATAATGGCATTTCTCTTTTAGAGCTTATAGTAATCGTACTATTTGCATCTATCCTTACAAGTTTTATAGAAAAGATAACATCAAAGGTTATTGAGAAATGTTATTCTCTCAAAATAGCGGAAAATGTACCTATAAATATTAGGGAATTTCTAAGCAAAATTGATACTATCTCTAGTAAATATAATACAATTTTAAAGGTAATAATATCAATAATATTAGTCATATTGTTAATAACGCTCATATTGCTTAAAAACTCCCCACCTAATGAATTATTGTAGTTAAAATAGTTTTAAAAACTTATCTACAAACCGTTCCGTAGCTCGTTTATTATTCGCCTGAACCGCCTCTTTCGAATGACTGAAAGCACGTCGATGCGCATCAGAGTGGCACGAATGGCATAGGCTTTGCAGATTGTTATAATCAAACATTAGTTGTCTCATTCCGAGTTCATGCGACACGGACTCAACCGGGACGGTGTGATGTACTTCGGTTGCAAGTGTACTGCGATTGTTCGCTTCGCACACTTCACAAACCGGATTGCTTTGTAGCTTCTTAGCTCGAAGTAACTTCCACTTGTTGGAGTTAATCATCTTAATGTAATGCGGGTTTCTACTCATTGTCCGTCATAATTAAAAAGAATCTTATCACATTGATAACAATCGTGCAACTCCTTTCGTGTTGCCTCGATGTCGTCCGTTTCTATCTCAACTAAATGCGTCTTGGACACATCGCCCGATTTGCATTGAATACGCCTGATTATATACATAACGTTTCGATCCGGTCTAATCCGTTAATAAGTAATCTAATCCGTGCACAATTCCCGTCGCATCGAGTCGACTGCGTTTCCTGTTTGTGTATCCGGCTTGCACAACCTTTGCAGTTCTTAGACGGACACATTTGTTTATACACTTCGATAGCTTGCCGCCTCGTTTCGTCTCTCTGCATCCGAGCCGCTTCGATAGCGATTTTTCGGATTAAGCCACGTGAGCGGATACGCTCGTGTGTGGCTTGTTCGATGTACTGTTTTACTTTACTCATTTTACCGTGTTATTTTTAGGTTTGTAATTCCATCCGTTTAACTCGTAGACTTTCCGTTTCGCCTCTTCCTGCGTTGCCGCATCATCTACCTTTGTGTCTCCGTCTGGATCGCGACGATAGATATTGAAGTGATGGAAGCGAGGGGAATAATAATACTTTGATTTATTTTGTGTTTGATTCATTCTTTATAGAATTTACAAAGCCCGAAAAGGCTATTTATTGTTATTTCTTTTATTTCTTAGATAAATTAATTACATTTGAATCGTCGTATAACCTATTTTTATTTTATACTTATGGAACAGTCTTTATTTGGTTTTATTCTTTATCAATGTGATCCTAGAACTTTCACAACGATTATGACTGACTCTGTTTACTTTTTGCTGACCAAAGATGAAGCTTTTAGAAAATACAAAGAATTAACATCGAAATTGGAAAAAGGTCAGTTTATAGTAATCAAACGAGTCTAAGTATATACAATTCTTAAAATTTTGGCTATACACGAAATGCTCAATCGTCGTATAGTTAATCTAATATTGCCATAATTCTATCGTTTATTAATTCTACACAAACATTCTAGGCTGCATCCGAGACAAAATGATTTTATTCGCATCAGCATAGAAATTCTTCTTTATCTCAAATCCGTATGCTTTTCGCCCGCATTGAGCGGCTGCAAGTAATGTTGTCCCACTTCCGGCACATGGGTCTATTACAACATCTCCGTTATCGGTAAAAAGCTCTATTAATCGCTCAAGCAACGGCACTGATTTTTGTGTCGGATGAATTCGCGGTGTATCTGTATCTCTAGGATAATCAAAACAATTAAAGACCATACGACCGCCATTGTTAAACTTTGGAAGTTTTTCCCGGTACAAAAGCACACCATATTCACAATTACCAACGACCTTCATATTAGCCTTTAAAACTTGTGCTGAAAAGTTCTTTCTAAATACGAGGTTTATATAATTGCTAAGTCCGTATTCCTTCGCTTTCTGGATAAGTTCGAATTGTTGTTCAAATTCGCAAAAGACAATCATACAGGGCGATTTTCCTTTTTCTTTCGGCTCTTTAACGAGCATCTTGCTACAAAAGTGAAGAAATTCAGTAATTCGAAAATCCTTATCGGTATCGAAAAACTCTTTTCCGGCTAATTCGCTTTCTCCGTTAGAATTGTCTCCGTCGATATACCACGATGGATTAGAGCCGTATGCATTCTTCCCGATGTTATAGGGAATATCCGCAATGATTAGTTGTGCTTTCGGAATACCGTATGTTTTATAGTTCTGGAAATGGTCGTTAAATAGTTCTACGTCTTTCATTGAAGTGATAATATTAATCGTTAATAAATTCGTCCTCGTTCTCTATTACTTCGCTTTTTACAGGCTTCTTCACCGGAACGCGAATTGCCTTTTCTGTAAATTTGCTCGATAGATATTGTTTCGCTCGCTCCCAATCCGCAAAGTGTAAATTCGGATCAGTATAGAGCGAGATAATCGTAGAGTTTAATTTGTCGAGTGCTCCGAAAGCGCTTGAATTTATCGTACCGTCTAAGGGTGAGAACTTGGCAACTAAGCCGTTATAATTCTCTGAAACAAATCGGTCGATATACTTCCGGTTCCGTTCGTTTACTGCGACGGGGTCTACTGATACGTCGCGCAAATAATTTGTGTTTGATAGTTTTTTAACCATATTAAAATCCTTCTAATCGTTTTTGTCCGTTCATCTCGTCTACCTTGTATTGTGGTAGTTTTCGTTTTGGTTTTACATACTCGAAATGTCGTTCCGCCTGTGATAAATCGTAAAACATTTCTTTGATTTCGTCTGGTAGTACTTCTTCTTCATCATCGCCTGGCATCGGATCAGCAACCCGAAGAAAGCAGCCTAAAATGTACTGCATAATCTCGTATGTGCTTTTGAAATGGTAGTCAGCGCGAATCTTATCGAGCCTTTGCCATTGTTCCAGATCGACGCGAACCGGAATCTTTTTAAAGTACACAAGTTTCTTTTTTCTGCTTCGCATGGTTTCGTTGTATTAATTATCTTCTACTAGCTCCGTTCAAGTCCAAGACGTTAAACATTTCATTTATTCGATCCGCGATATACGCGCCGTAAATACGCTGTATTTCCTTAATCGTTAAGTTCGTTGTAACATGGGTTATTGCCTCATGTCTCAACTCGTACCGACATTGGAAAATATACTGCATCACGTTTAGTTCAGTACCGAAATACTTTGCCGGGATTGGCTCGCGTCCTAGTTCATCAAAACAGATCATTCGCGGCGTACCGTTGTTGTAAGTATACAATTCTAGTGCATCTTTTCCACGCATCGAAAAACTGTTTGCAATGCCAGAAGTCGAATCGACTCTAAAACCACCGACCGGATAGCCGCCCCTTGCTTTGCCACGTGTGAAATAGCTATATCGGTTTAAAATCTGCATAATAGTGCTTTTTCCCGTACCGATGTCGCCTCGTAACAATAGCCCTTTATTCGCGTCTAGCTTCCCGGATCGCCCCTCTGTGTATAAAAACAATTGATTCATTAAGTTTTTATTCGAATCGTCAATCTTAAAGCCGGGGCAAACGTATTTGCAACACGCCTTAAACCATTCCGGGCGCTTTTCTACTTCTATCGGCTCGTCATAGTACGGTAGTCCGTATGATAGAATCGCCGCTATCGGTAGAGTCTGTTTGCTTCTTGTTTCCATATTCGCATTTATCGTTTTTTAGTTCGAATAACCCCGACCAATTATTAGCAATCGATTCATTTACGATTTGCTCCGCAATCACCGGATCATTCTTGCTCAATTTTACCAGTTTGTTATAACACGCTTTTAGTGACTTTTCCGATTTGTAATTTTGCCGCCTGTCTTTCTTGTATTCAAGCCAGAGCGAAAACGCTTCTAAAAACTCGTCAGATATAAAATCAAAATCTCCATGAGAGACTTTAGAGAGTATATTTCTGTTTGGTTTCTGTTTTAGTTTATTATAGTCTGTACTATCCCCTGTATCATTGGCTGTCTTATCTACTGTATCATTGGCTGTCTGATTGGCTCCCTTATTGGCTGTTTGATTGGCTGCAAAATTTACAGTAGTAGTTACAGTGGTTTTAAATTCCTTCACGAAAGAATAAGAGCTTATAATACGTTTGTTCTTACCAGATTTATAATAAATCAATCCTGCATTTATTAAAGACTCACGGGCTTTTATTAGTGTTTTCTCATTCACGTTAAGCGCAAAACAAAGTTCAATGTTCGAGCAATCGAAAACGTCCCTCCAATCTTCGCCGTTACAAATAGCCACTAATTCGTAAAAAAGGGCTTGTTCGGTGGCGGTAAATCTGAAACGTCGTCGCGCTTTTCGCATCTTTTCGGTTAGCGTATATCCGTCTATATTCATCACACTTATAAAGTCTATCGAGCGACATAATAACTACAAATCCTTATCCCGATCGCCCGCCCTACTTTCAGGACGGAACAATAGCAAATAAAATTATTCTCTCTTCCTCCGTTGCGACACGTTCGACAATCGTGTTTTACTTGCTTTTGTGCTGTTTTCTTCACCATTCTTATACCTCCTTTATTTTAATTCCATGAACGTAAAGCATGAGCTTACGTTTGATTATATAATCCTTTGTCCGAACACCTTTAGTATCTTCGACGATATACTCACCATCTCGATAATAAACGAAATCCGCGATGTAGTAAACTCCTCGTTCGATCAGCTTCTTTTTACATAGCATCTTCCGCACTCCCTGCACTTCATAGAAACGATATTGAGGCGAAATAAGCTCGTATTTTACTTGCTCTTGTAATCCGGTTATAATCCCCTTCTTTTCGAGTAGTTTCAAGTCCTTAGCGCGTCGATATTCCTTTTTAGAGTCGTATCCGTCTATTTTTACATTGTTATACTTTGCCATATATTTAAAACTATTTGTCGTCTAACCAGATATTCACTACGCTGATTAGACGTAGAACATTAAACTTAAATACGAGGGCTTTCACCTCACGCCGTCCTTTTCGGCGGCATTATTGGTTAATAATATTATTTGGTAAAGTATTTATTTTTTCGCTTCATACGGATAAACATCTACAATCGCCGTTTCTTTGAGAAGAATCGAAGAATAATCCGCCATCGTTCCTTTCATTCCTTCGTCGAGTTTCTTCATTGCGTCGTGAATGTCTGCGGCTTGTATAAGTACATTCGTATACGTTCGCTTCTCCTTGCCGCTTTTCTCGTCAAGTGTAGTAAAAGCGAGTCGCCCGGCAAACCATTTATCGGCGGAATCCTCTTCGCTTGTAAATATCTCGCTATAATGTGCGCGGGAAATGTCGGACACTGTAAACTCACCGGAGATAAACGGCGTTACTTCTTCAATTATTCGTGCTTCTGCTTCGGTAAAACTTAGCGCATCGACCAAATACGGTTCAGTTACCTTCTTTTGCATCCCGTTTTCCATTACTTTCTCGTAACGGATTTTATATAAAAAGAATAGGATAAAATGAAGATTTGAGCAGAATTGAGCATTTCAACTGACAGTCAGGAGGTTTCGGCATAGATTGGCACAAAGTGGCATAGATGGGGAAGACAGGCTTTGGGAAGAATATGGAAACAGATGCACTTCCAAATCATTACCCGACATCGGATGCACTTTTAACACTAACGGTCTATATTTCTGCGTTCTGCGTAGGTTTACATTCTGCCCTTACAACTCCCATAAACTAATTTTGCACCAAACAAAAAGTAAGGATTATGAGAAGTACATTCAAGACCGTGTTCTACGTGAACGCAAGCAAGGAGAAGAACGGAATTGTCCCTATCATGGGACGTGTGACCATCAACGGGACTATCGCACAGTTCAGTTGCAAGCAGACCATCCCGAAAGCACTTTGGGATGCAAAGGGAAACCGCGCCAAAGGCAAGAGCAAGGAGGCACAGGCGGTAAACTTCGCGTTGGAGAACATCAAGGCACAGATAGCAAAGCACTACCAACGTCTTTCAGACCGTGAAGCCTGTGTGACCGCTGAAATGGTACGTAATGCTTATCAGGGCATAGGCACAGAATATGAGACCTTGCTACGTGCCTTTGACAAAGAGAACGCGGCTTTTGCCAAACGTGTGGGTAAAGACCGCTCCAAGCGCACATATCTGAAATACCTGACTGTTCGCAAGTATGTAGCCGAGTTTATCAGAAAGCAATATAAACGTGCCGACATAACAATGAACGAACTTACGGAGGATTTCATCCGCGACTATTGCCTGTACCTGCGCAACGAGGCAGGGCTTGCACAATCTTCCGTGTGGATATACTCCATACCATTGAAACATATCGTCACCACGGCTCACTACAATGGAAAGATACCGAGAAACCCGTTTGCAATGTACCACGTTGACCCCGACCACAAGGAGCGCGGCTTCCTGACGGAAGAGGAACTTCAGGCATTGGGCGCAATCAAACTGGAGAATCCTAACTTCGCACTGGCAAGGGACTTGTTCCTGTTCGGATGCTGGACGGGCATATCGTTCATAGACATCAAGAACCTCACGACTGACAATGTCGTGGAAATAAACGGTGCGCTGTGGATTGTGTCGAAACGGCAAAAGACAGGTGTCCCGTTCCAAGTCAAGCTGATGGATATTCCGATGCAGATAATCAAGCGTTATGAACCGTTCCGAAAAGACAAGAGACTGTTCAACATAGGCTCACTTGACATGGTGAACAAACGCATAAAGAGCATAGCAAGGAAGTGCGGCATTGAGAAGCCGGTTTCCTTTCACCTCAGCCGCCACAGCTTTGCTGTCATGGCATTGAACTACGGTATGCCGATAGAAAGCGTGAGCAAGATACTCGGACATACGGACATCAAGACCACGCAGATTTATGCCAAGGTAACGAACACGAAACTAAACAGCGACATTTCCGCCTTTGAGAACAAAATAAGCGGACGTTTCGCCATATAACCGCTTGATTATGGAACGGGACATTATTACGATGAACGAGTACGGTAGAGTGACGATACCCACTTCTACAAATGTATGGATGACGGAGGCAGAACTGTCCGCATTGTTTGGTACAATCGCCCCGACACTCCGTACAGCTATTCGCGCCATATATAAGAGTGGAGTGCTGAAACAACATAAGGCAGAACGGTATATCCGTTTGCCCGATGGCTACGGCATGGACGTGTATGCCCTGTCTATGGTCGTGGCACTCGCATTCCGCATCAACACCCCATGCGCGAGAAGGGTACGCAAAGCCCTGTTGGAAAGGTTGTACGGGCAAAAAGAAAGACAAGTCCTGTGGGTGTCAATGAACAGACCGATGCTCGAGTGTTAGAGCGTGGGTACGTACCTACGCTAACCGCCCGAAGAAGTGACGATGCCATGCTTCTTCGGGCTTTCTTTTTTCTTTCCAGCCCCTTTCCCTTATGCGATTTTCTGCATTTTTTTGCCTGCTTGTTACGATTGCACCGTTTTGCTTCATTTTACGTATCAGTGTTTTATGTGTCACACCATAACTTTGCGCCCGATTGTTTAACCCGTTGCCGACACTGCTGTCGGCGACATAAAACCAAGCAAAACCTATGGTAGAACAAGACGAATTCATCCGTGTGGGAACTACCCTCTACAAGATTGTTGACCAGCCGCTGATTGACGGGGGCTGTGTGAAGAAACGCATCGCATGGAACTCCGAGACCTTGCGGCAGGACTACGGCAAAGACCGCATGGCTACCGTGCCGAAGTATGACGGTTTCTGTACCGTCCCCGACCATGTGGGCTACAAGCCCGTTGTCGGAAAGTTCCTCAATCTCTATGAGCCGATAGGACACCGACCGCAGGAGGGCAGTTTCCCCTGCATCCGCTCGTTAGTGGAGCATATCTTCGGAGAACAATACGAGTTGGGCATGGACTACATGCAGTTGCTCTACCTTTATCCTATTCAGAAACTTCCTATCCTGTTGCTCGTGTCCGAAGAACGGAACACGGGCAAAAGCACGTTCCTCAACTTCCTGAAAGCCATTTTCCAAGACAACGTGACGTTCAACACCAACGAGGACTTCCGCAGCCAGTTCAATTCCGATTGGGCAGGGAAGCTGCTCATTATGGTGGACGAAGTACTGCTCAACCGCAGGGAGGACAGCGAACGTCTGAAGAACCTCAGCACTACACTTTCCTACAAGGTGGAAGCCAAGGGCAAAGACCGTAACGAAATCGGTTTCTTCGCCAAGTTCGTGTTGTGTTCCAACAACGAGCATCTGCCCGTCATCATCGACGCAGGCGAGACACGCTATTGGGTACGCAAGATAGAGCGGTTGCAGTGTGACGACACCGACTTCCTGCAAAAGCTGAAAGATGAAATCCCGGCTTTCCTGTATCATTTGCAGCACAGGACGCTGGCAACGAAAAAAGAAAGCCGTATGTGGTTTTCACCGAAGCAAATAGAAACGGAAGCCTTGCGGAAGATTATCTGCAGTAATTGCAACCGCCTCGAAATAGAAATGGCGGACTTGCTACTCGACATCATGGCGAAGATGGAGATGGAAACGGTGTCATTCTGCCTGCATGACATCATCCCCCTGTTGCTGTGTTCGCAGGTCAAGGCGGAGAAGCTGCAGGTGCGGAAAGTGGTGCAGGAATGCTGGAAGCTGTCCCCTGCACCCAACGGGCTTACCTATACCACCTACGTGTATGGCGGCGAGGGACGCTATCAGCCACGCAAGGGAGTAGGCAGGTATTACACCGTAACCAAGGGACTGCAGGAAAGCCTGTGATATTCTGTTGAATTGTTGAATATATATAATAGAATGTTGATATATAGCAATATACAGACTCAACAGAATACCAACAACGCCCAACGGACGATGAAGAAGGAACAAGGCAACATTCGGTTCTGCCCTCACTTCTTCTTTTCGTTGCCGTTTGTTGGGCATCATGCGTTTGTTGAGGACAAGTTGAGCGCGTATCAAACAATATACCAATGTATTATGTGTCATATTCAACACTTCAACGCTTTTACACCCGTCAACAAGTCCGTGGGGAAAACGGCTGGATGCCCCCAGCAGGTATTACGTATGCCGACATGCCATCATGCCGACAAGCAGGCATGGCAACATGACGGCACGAAACTATGGTGACATACCGACATGGCGGCATGACATGCCATCCCAAGCTGGCGAAAGAGGAAAGACATCCGGCGACCACCGACAGCGCAGCGGATTTTGAGGAACGGAAAAGCCATAGCTCAATAGGGCGTTTTCTTCACGCACCGCTGCGCTAATGCTAAAAACGCCCCAATGAGCCGAAGGGGTTACCCCCTCTGGACACCCCCGTTTTCATGCGGCACGACCGCAACGGACGGGAATGAACAAACAAGTTTGTAGAACCTATAAAAATAAAAGACAAAAATGGGATACATAAGCATCCAATTCAACAAGGCGAAAGGCTCGGCGGACACGGGCGCGTCCGACCACATCGAACGCAAAACCGTCCCCAAGAACGCCGACCCTACACGCACCTGCCTCAACCGTGAGCTGGTGGACTTCCCCGATGGCGTGACAGACCGCACCGGAGCAATCAACCACCGCATCCGCACGGCAGGCATCAAGAGGAAGATAACGCCCGACCAAGTGAGGGCAATCCGCATCGTGCTTTCAGGCACGCATGAGGACATGATGAAAGTGAAGGACGAGGGCAGACTGAACGAATGGTGTGTCGACAACCTGCAATGGCTGCACCGCACTTTCGGACGGGAGAACACCGTTTCGGCAGTCCTGCACATGGACGAGCATACGCCGCACATCCACGCCACGGTCGTACCGATTGTAACGGGCGAGCGCAGGAAAGCGAAAAAGAAGCAACAGGCAGAGGGCAAGCGCACCTACCGCAAGAAAACGGATGCCATTCGCCTGTGCGCCGATGACGTGCTGACACGTGAGAAGCTGTCAGCCTATCACGACAGCTACGCCGAAGCAATGGCGAAATACGGCTTGCAGCGTGGCATCCGTGGCTCGGAGGCACGGCATACCACCACCGCCCAATATTACCGTGATTTGAAGCGGCAGACGGGAGAACTTGAAGCCAATGTGCAGCAGTTGCAAACGGAAAGACAACAGGCGGAACAGAAACTTGACGAGGTGAAGCAAGGAATCAAGTCGGAAAAACTGGAAGCCGCTAAGACCGAGGCGAAAGCCGCACTCGTGGCAAAGGTCGGTTCTCTTTTGGGTGGTGGAAAGTTGAAAGCGGAAAGGGAAGGGTTTCAACAACGCATCGCAGAACTTGAAAATAAAAATGCAAGATTAGAGCAATATATCAAGCAGATGGAACGTGAACACCAAGCCCAATGCATCAAGTTCAGTGAGTATATAGACAAGGTAAAACGATACTTCCCTCATGTGGATAAATTGTTGCCCTTGATAGACTTCTGCCGTAATACGCTGCACTTCTCCGAACAGATTATCCAAGAATTGTGCAAGTTGAAGAAAGTGAAGTTGAAAGGTGATTTTTATTCACCCGAATTTAACCGTAAATTCCATGCAGAAGGTGCGGCTTTCTCGTTTGAAGAAGATAAAAGCAGAACTGGACATTTCCGAATATGCGTGAATGATATTCCGCTTGTGCAATGGTTCCGGCAGAAGGCGCATGAATGGAGAAACGGTTTGGGGATTACTACCCAAAAGCAAAGTAATGGGATGAAAATTTAATGCACGCGCATAAATCCCGCTCAAACAGTCTCAAAAAGTAAAGAAAATCATTCAATGAAAGGAATTTATCAAGGATTTTAGCTACTTTTGCAATTGGATTGGGGAAGCCCTTTCCGAGACATAGAAAAAGAAGAAGCGTTATGCTTATCTTGTAGAACGGAAACCTGAGAAATTTCTGAATTGTGTACAAGGGTAGCATAGTGGTTCTCACGCTATAGCGTGGGCTGCTATTACTACATCTGTACACAGGGTTTTCTCAGGACCTCCGAACTAAGACGTAGCATCGCAGTGCCACGCTTCGTGTTTTGGATAAGTGTCAATAATTATCATTAAAATAGTGAACATTATGAAGAATGTTATTACCTTACTATCCTGTGCAGTTGCATTAGTTATGACTTCTTGCACACTCTCTAACGAGGAAAAAGCTGAGAAGTTGGTTAAAGAGACGCTTAAAGACTATCTCTATCACCCAGATTCTTATGAACCAATATCAACAAAAGTTGATAGTATGTTCATTGATGTAACTACTATTGAACCTATTATGAAAATTAGTGAGGACATCAAAGATTTGATGTCTAAAATAAACAGATGTAAAATGAAAGTCGAATCCGCAGAATCTTCTATGGATATTTTTGCTCCTAATGGATATTCTTCTCAATACTCTCGTGGAGAATATGCGCGGGCAAAAAAAGAGAAAGAAGAAGCCAAATCTGATTTGGATAAATATACCAAGAAACTTTCAGAACAACTTGTTTCTCTAAAAGAAAATGTTGCAAAATATCACAAAGGTGAATTTACAGGTTGGGCGGTAAGTCATAGATTTAGGAGTCTTAATGGCGCAGGCTCAATGACCATTCCGGGAGAAATGATTTTCTTTTGCGATAAAGAGTTTACAACTTGTGGCGGTTATGAAGTTGATAAGTTTGAGAACTTTGCAAAAATCTTGAAAGCTGTAGATGAAGCAACTTCTGATGAAGATATAATAGATTATTTTAGGGAGGATAGCTTTTTACTGTAACTCCCGTCTTTTAATAGAATAGAAAGTTAGCGTGCCTTCATGGCACGTTAACCTTTTATACAATGTAAACTTTATCAACGGCAAATCTTTCTTTTAGTATGCAGGCATTGTTTATTGGGGTAATTTGTATTATAACTATTTCAATTTGTTATATAGCTATAACAAGAACACGCCTAAAAAATAAGTCCAAGGAACTTTCTGAAAAGTTAAACCACATATCTTCTTATAGCAATAAATCCAATTATGAGCAAGCAAGAGAAAGATTGTCGGCATTAAACAACGGAGCATTTATTGATATTCCGTCCGACCTTAATAGCACTTTTTCAGGGAAGATAATATCTGCAACGCAAGAAAAAGATTTTGTCAATCATTATAAGCCGCATTTTCAAGAAGCATATTCACTTGTTAAGAAACTTGAAGCCTTTAATATCACTCCATCTGAAACCATATTCAATTTTATCAGTGACTTTGGGGCTATCAATAGACTTGTAAAACAACATAATGAGGGAATCATTACATTTCTACTTGACACGCATAAAGAGTTTTTCGACCATTGCCTAAAATATCCGTTAGACAAGCAACAAAGACGCTCAATCGTTTCAGGAGAAGAAAATTGTTTAGTAGTCAGTAGTGCAGGGAGTGGAAAGACTTCATCCATCGTAGGGAAAGTAAAGTATTTGACTGAAATAAAGAAAATCAACCCTCAAAATATTCTCCTTATCAGCTACACAAACAAGGCTGCCGCTGAATTAACAGAAAGAATGGGTATTGCTGGTTTGCGAGGGTACACTTTTCACAAACTTGCCCTTGACATTATCGGACAGACAACAGGACAAAAGCCATCAATATATGAAAATACGGACGCGCTCTTCGTGAAAATCTACCATGAATTATTGAACGACAAGAAATTCAAGAAAAGCGTAATAGAATACTTCATTGATTATCAAACGCCCGAAAAGGAGTGGGAAAAGCGGAAGAATGAGCGTAGGCAACAACTTTCAGAGCAAAAAGAGGTGCGTTTGAAAGCAACGTTTCCCGATATGGATGGAAAAACTGTTTATGTACGGAGTGAACAAGAGCAGAAAATATGCTTTGCGCTATCTTCCCTTAGCGTAAAATTCAGATATGAAGAGCCATACGAGCATCCATTGGTAGACGAGATGCACTCTCAATACAAACCGGATTTTTCCATTTATTTTGAACAAGGTGGAGAAACAAAGCGAATATATTTAGAGCATTTTGGAGTGGACGAGCATGGGCTTGTTCCTATATGGTTTGCCAAAGACAGAGGCATTACCTATGAAGAAGCAAACCAAAAGTACAACGATGGCATAACATGGAAAAAAGCGGCACATGAGAAATTCGGCACTAAGCTGTTGACAACTTCAAGTGCAGACTTTCATTATTCCGATATTCGGGAGAAGTTGAAAACCTTATTGGAAAAGGCTGATGTTTCCATCCAAGAGAAAACAGATGCAGAATTATACGATATGGTTCTTCCCCCGAACAGCAAGCATGAGAAGGCTTTTATCCGCCTTGTCGTGACTTTTGTGACATTGATAAAGTCAAGTTGCAAATCTGTAGATGAAGTATTAAGGCAAACTAAAAACGCAGGGGACGAACGCAGTACGTTCATTATCAAAAACATCTTTCAGCCCGTTTATAAACGGTATATTGAAGAATTGGCGAACATCAACCAAATAGATTTTACGGATGCAATTCTGCAAGCTACCGACATTTGTCGTTCCTCCCATCCTGTGAAGTATGATTATATCATTGTGGATGAGTTTCAAGACATATCAGTTGACCGTTACAACTTCTTAAAAGTATTGCGAGAGGGAAATCCACCCGCCAAGTTGTATTGTGTGGGCGATGACTGGCAGTCCATCTATCGTTTTTCGGGGAGCGACATGGCACTTTTCAATCAGTTTTCAGATTACTTCGGCCAGACAGAAATCAATAAGATTGAAACAACATATCGGTTTGGAGAGCCTTTAGTCAGCCTGTCCTCGCAATTTATCCAACGCAACGAAGCCCAAATTAAAAAGAACATCCATCCTTTTAACCCACAAGTTAAAACAGAATTACAGTTTTGCGATTATGAAAGACGAGATTATTGCAATGTTATCGGACAATTGGTCGCGTCAATTCCATTAGACAAATCAGTCTTTTTGTTAGGGAGATATTCCTTTGACGATTATTACCTGTCGTTCATGTATAAATCCGTGAAAGAGGGTAATCGCTTTTTCTATATCATCGGAGACAGGAAAATAGAGTTTCTGACCGTTCATAAATCCAAAGGACTTGAAGCAGACTATGTGATAATTCTTCAATGCAACAAGGATACATACGGGTTTCCCTCACTTGTAAGCGATGACCCAGTGCTTAATTATGTCTTGACAAAAAGCGACCAATATCCATACGGAGAAGAACGCAGGCTGTTTTATGTAGCCATTACCAGAGCTAAAGTAAAGACCTATATACTGTATGACAGACGCTTTCCTTCCGTTTTCGTAGACGAATTCTTGCATCCGGAAAAAATCACGGAAGAAAGTTATGCCAAGCATCCAAACGCCAACAAAAAGTGGACACGCAGTGCGGATAATTTTCTGCTTACCCTTTATCATGAAGGGAAAAGTATAAAATACATAGCCGAGAAAATGGGCAGAAGTCAAACCTCGATAGTAATGCGATTAGGAAAATTGGAAGGGAAACGGCAATAAAATACTGATTGCATTTCGTTTGTCGAAAATATAAGTTACCTTTGCATAGAGTTGTTTGACAGCAATGTACTGCACATCGCAGAATTTATGACCGTTGCCAAGTCATTACCTCACTTGTTGCAAAAAGTGCGCAAGTTGCTTATTCCTAAATTATTCCTATCTTATAGCTGTATTTTACATAAAAACCAAGTGTGCATAATTTCGTGTTTATTAAAGTGTTTATAAAAATGTGATTAATCGTGTTGTGTTAGTGTTGTGACGGTACTTTATTCGTCAGTTTCCTTAATTCCTTCCGTATCTTATAAATCTGATTTTTAACCGGAACACTGTTTTTCGCTTCCGGCTTTAATGCCTCGATCTGCATCTTTAATTTTAAAACCTCTTTTGCCTTATCGACACAATCAAGCAAGTCCAGACCGGAACGGATAGATTCGTCTATCATCTCGCTAGCCAACCGGATTCGATCATAGAGTTTCTTTATATTATCCGCGTGGTTGGCGCGATTCATTTCAAGTATTCGACCTTCATTTGTATAGCCGTCATAAATGACATAATACAATTTGTCTACGTCCGGGCGACCTAAAAAGTGTCCGAGGAATTGCCAATAGTATTCGTCTTTTTCGTCGATGGTATTTCCGAATTGCAGTGATTCGATTTTTCCTTGCGACATCGGGCACTTGATTTCGCCCAGAGCGATAACTTTTCCATCAAATCCGTATACATAGAAATCGGGTGAATCTCCGAATCCTTCAAACGGTTCATTGAAAACAATGTCCTTAAAATCGGTTGTACACGACTTGATTTCGTTCATTAACTGGCTCCGTACCCATTCGACTGCTAGCGGTTCGTTTTCATGTCCCCAATCAAACGCCTTGTTACTTCCGTTTTCTCGCATCGTCCCGGTTCTACGCTCGTACCGTACTAAATACATCGCGTCTAACGCGGCTTTGCCAAAGGGACAACCTTTGCCCGCTTTCATCAGATCGGGAAGCGTAGAGGCGGTTATTTTGCCCCGTCTCTTTTCCTTCCATTCGATTTCTTTTTGTTCACTTGATTTCATGTGCTACTAATTCTTTGATTTGTTCTTTAGTTAGTTTATATTTCGTCTGGACTTGCGCGACCGTAAAACCGCCCGCCAGACCGTCGAGGATATTTTTCCAGATTGCCGATCCGGTTTCAACCGTAGGCAATGAGTTTTCTACTTTCGGAATGAATGGACGAATACGGAGCGAATCAACCTTTTCGCCGAAAGCGTCAACCATTACCGAACCGATTTGGATTTGCTTATTTACCCATTCTTCGAAATTCGGTGTTTTGAAAATCTTCGTCATAGTCTTGCAGTTCGTCCGGTTGAGAATCATCGGTTTTACATTCTCGAAGAAATAAGCGACGAAACATTCTTCTTTCTTTCCAGATGTACCGACTACCTGTTCTTTTTTCGTTTCCCGTATGGTGAGAATTATATCTTTCCCATCCGGTAGGCTGTAAGCGCCTAGATAGTCATAATTAAATTGAGTTTTCCAATGTGTCATTATCGTGTTGTGTTATTACTATTCGTTTCTTTATTATCTCCTGTAATCTTATCCAAAAAAAGATCAAGCGCTTTGATACATTTATCCGGCAATTCCTTTGATGCTTCGTTTTGACGCAAATAGTTTATCGTTTCTCCAATACCTATAATGCGATACATCTCTTTTGTTGTAGGGGTAAAAATCAATATTAAAAGAGAAATTGCAATAATAACATAGGATACTTTTTTCGCTTTATATATCCCTTTGTCGATACATTCTTTTTCACTATAAGATTCGACATTCGATTCGATAAATACATAAACCAACCATACAAGTGCAACTATAAGTATAATTACAAAAGTTACATTTACAGCATCTAGCCTTTCAATCCAATAAAGTTCATTCATTTTGTTTTGATTTTAAAAAGTCATTATTAAAATTATCCGATTCACCCTGATAAAGCGACTCATAACAGTGAGCGCAAACCGTTATTATCTTCGTGTCGCGTCTGCCACGTTCATACGTTTCGACTTCTAATTCAATCTCTTCTCCCGGTTCGATTTCCTCGCCGCAATCTTCACAAACTAGAGTATCAGCAGGACACGCGCCAAGAACCGTGCATATTCGACAATTACCGATACATTGAGGATTCGCCGCCATGTCGTTTCACATTTAGATAGTTACAAACTAGCACATAGACAAACGTGATGAATACGATCAATAGTGCGATAATCAATTTGCCCGGCTCCGGTTCGCCTTCTGCGAGGCTGCACGCTAAAAGCATTAAGAAAATAGCGGCGGGACTTTGTTTTAGTGTTAGCATAGTGTTTGATTTTATACGATCTTATTACTCTGTATGAATCTATCTATACTCGATAAATCGTACCAGATCATTTTTCCAAATTGAGAAAAGGAAACTAGTGCTTTTTCTCGTAACGTTCTCAAAAAATCATCCGAGCATCCTATATAGGATTTTGCTTCATCTTTACTAAGCCACTTCTTTACTATTGGCTCAACTTTTCCGGTTACTCTAGTTCGTCCCATTGCCGTATTATTCTTTGCGTTCAACATAAATGTTATCTCCGTCGATCCAAGTTTTAAAAACTTTTCCTTCATCGGTTTTTAAATCGGACGCGGTCGTTCTCACTGATTTTCTGCGGTTGCGTGGAAAGTAGGTTTGTCTCCCTACTTCCATCGCTTGCAGTGTCGGTTTAATTGGTGTTGTGTTCATTATCGTGTATCGTATTATGCAGGGCTTTCACCCTGCTGTTTAAACTTATATTGCTGCTTTCAACTTTTTTATATCTCTTATTAGTTTTTCTTGCCTTGCTACTTCATTATCTGCCATTTCGTCAAGCCCGATACTTGCATACCATTCTGCATTGTTAATAGCCTCTTCTAATGCTATTTCTTTTTGTTCAATTAACGCATTAATGGCGTTCTTATCACGGCTTTCGATTAATATCTCTAAGTCTGTCTTTCTGGTTAAAGTCGCTTTCATAATCGTATCTATTATGTAGCCCCGAAGGGCTACGGATTAATATTAAATCTTCTGGTATCCGAATGAGTTCATAAACTTCTCCGCGCCTTTGAACGTTTTGAAAGTCTTGCTACTAGAAAGCGTACACGCTAAGAATCTTTGTCCGACTGTTGTATTAATTAAACTTACACAACATACTGTTTCACTTCCCGCTTTTTTAAATTCTACGTCTCCGATCATTCCTGCTTTCATAATTCTATACTTTTATTTGTTATTTCTTGATTGATTGATTAACTTTGATGCGACAAAGATAGAAGTTATTTCGCAAAACGCAAAACAATTCGCGAAATAATTTCGCAAAACGCAAAATTATGACTAAAAAAGAAAGATTAGAGGCGATAATCGACTACTACAGCGATGGAAAGCCCTCCGTATTTGCGAAGTATATAGGTGTAGCTCCGTCAACTATTAGTTCATGGCTATCAAGAGATACGTTAGACTACGATCTAATTTTCGCAAAATGCGAAAATATTTCTTCCGATTGGTTACTTACCGGAAAAGGAGAGATGATAAAAAGCAATCCTAACATTCAGATACTAAATGAACCAAAGACAAAGGAAAAGAAACTAACTGAACAAGAAGTTTTATTATACGATGTTAGTGCAGCCGCAAATTTAAAAACACTGTTTGATAACAAACGACAAAATATACTAGGTAAAATTAGCATCCCAGATATGCCGCGTTGTGATGGTGCTGTATATGTGACAGGTGATAGTATGTATCCTCTTCTTAAATCTGGTGATATTATCGTATACAAAGAACTGCACGACTTTCAAGAAGTCATTTACGGAGAAATGTATTTAGTTTCCTTCGACCTCGACGGAGACGATTTTTTGACCGTTAAATATGTGAATCACTCGGATAAAGGAGATGATTTTGTCAAGCTAGTAAGTCATAACGCATACCACGATCCGAAAGATATTGCACTTAGTAGAGTCCGCGCGATGGCGCTCGTTAAGTTAAGCATTAGAAAAAATACAATGATGTAAACCGTAAATAAACAAAACAACATGAAGAAGCTACTATTATTAGCGATATTTTCACTGCTTATTTTGCCTGCAAATTCGCAAAGTAAGTACGAAAAACAATCTAATGAGATCATCGAATTATTCGACTCTATAAAATCGAATTTCACAGAAACGGAAGAAGGAATAAAAATAATCAAAGTTGTAGAACTCCCCAATATAGAAAAAGATAAGATATACATTGCAGCGCTAGAAGCTCTATCTAATATATATAAAGACTCTAAGGAAGTCATACAAAATAAAGACAAGGAGTTAGGAACAATTTTTGGGAAGGGAATCTTTTTCGAAAGTAGCATGTCAACATGGGGTGTATTAACAGAATCTAAATGCAAGCACGCAATCAAAATAGAAGTAAAAGATTATAAATGCCGCATTTCGATACAAACAGACGAAATAGAAAACACTGTAAAAAATGGAGTATCAGGACAAACGATAAGCAAAAATAAATATAAACTAAAATCATTTTTTCCTTTTTGGAAAGAATGTCCGATGAAACATCGAAAGGCTAGTTTCTCAAATATATGGTTCTGTTATGCCCACACTGTAGGGGCGGCAGAAACTTTCGAAAAAGAGATAATGACAATTGCCAATAATAGCGATAAAGATAATTGGTAATGCCAATCTCTAAAATAGTTATCAACCACTAAAACAAATCATCATGGGAACATTTTTCGGCTTCATCGCGGCATTATTCGCCGTACTTCAAATCGTCCTATTCTTCAAAATCTGGGGAATGACGAACGACATTAGAGAAATCAAAGAAAAGTATCTATCCTCGACCGATCCAAAGAAAAGCGTATCGCTCTCCAATAATCAACCGACCGAATTTAGTATAGGCGAATTGGTCGTAGAGATAAAGACGAATAAGCAAATGCGGATCAAAGAGATTACACAGGACGGAAAGTATAGTTGTTATACAGGCGGAGGCGCTTCACATGAGGGCGACTTTACGGCGGCGGAGATTAAGCGCTTTAATTCGTAATTCAATAATCAAAGAAGTAAATCACTAAAAAAAAACATTATGAATAAACTATTAACGTTATCACTTACAATAATCTTTGCCTCATTATTCTTTCAATCATGTAGTAACGAAGAGCAGGATTTGCCCGAAGGCGAAAGCCCTAACGTACCAGATAAAGATAGTAGTATAGACTTTGACGGAAAGACATATTGCACATGGATTAAGGACGCATCGTATTATATCGGTATATATAATACAGAAACAAAAGACAAGATCGCCGAGATTCCAACTGTAATAGAAGGAGGACTTAATCAAACGGCGAATATGCATTACGGAGAATCTAAAGGCTATACGATTAATGGATGTTATATTTTAGATATAAAAAAGAATGAGAAAGATATATATATATTACTAGAATACTCCGAAGATAAATACGAATTAGGAATTACAGAACTATTAATGTTGCGCGATAATAAAATCACGAAACGAATAAAATATACTAATGGGATAGGTAGACCGAATAAGTTAATATATTGGTATGATAAAGAGATAGTAGCAACGGCAAATGGAGATTTATCGAAATATGCTAGTGATGATTTCTACATTTATAGTAGTGGATTGGATTTAGTATATAATTCATCGGAAATGTCAAATTATTATTTTTTCCTCAATACGCATCCTGTCGATACTTATCGGTTTATTTGGATACTCGATGATTATATCCGTTTAAAGGATATTAAAAAAGGATTTGACGAGTTATGGTCGTACAAATACACAGACGAAAATGTTGTTATTAAACAAAAGGAGATTAATGTTAACGGGGAAACCGTTGAGATTAGCATGGAATTTGTCTATAAGGATGGTTCCAAAGAAATAAAGTCGTTTAAATTAAATCTCGAAGATGGTTCTCTAATCGAATAAACCCGAACAACATGAAAAACTGGATTAAGTCATATTGGAGCAACTGTTTGTCGATCGCTGCGATTATATGCAGCGTTGTCGCTATTTGCGTTTCGTTACCATCCGCACCGGAGTTAGGTATAGACTATATCGGGGTGATAGTAGGGATTTTATCATTTCTTGTAACATTGCTAATAGGGTGGCAGATATACAATGCAGTAACAATAGAGAAAAGAATAAAAGGTGAAGTTGAACGAACTAGAAATGAAATTGATAGCTATTTCAATAAGCAAAAAGTAGAAAATCTATATATGCTAACAATAGTCAATGGAATTTCGCAGAGTAGAATGGACGTTATGGAGAAAAAATATGATAGTGCGCTGTTTTGCTGTATATATACAATAGATGCAGCATTAAAAGCTAACACGCCGGATATTGCACAAACATGTCTTAATATGGTTATTGATTCAATCATTCCCGGCTTTAAAAGGCAAATGACAAAGGAAACAGCTAAAGAGAACAAAGCTAATTATATTCAAATTCTAAAAAAAATGAATGATGACAGAGTTATTGATCTGATTGTATATCTACGCTCTCTTTAGCTCTTAGAATTATGTGATTCATCATATTTGTATATATTTTAATGCCATCATTGCACATTTCCTCTAAATCCTTTTTCTTTAGTTGGTATTTTTGTTCTTCTTCATCCTCTTGCTTGCATTGATAAGTAAAGAGAGCCATAATAAACAAAATAGTAGAGATGGTACAAATAGTTATCATACCAAGAAAACAAAAATCAACTGCTGTCATAATAGTACTTTTTCTATTAGCCGGATAAACTAGAAACAGATAGCTTAAATTCAAACAAATAATATTTGCTATTTCTGATTGATTGATTAACTTTGTATTGAAAACGTTCTTTGATAAAGATGAAATATAAGAGGTGATATTTATAAGAAAGGACATGAGTATCGTTTTTTAATGCAAATTCGGTGCAAATAGATTTTATAAATATTATAAGATATTAATTATAAGCGTTTTAGGTGATGTAGAAAAACGCCTCTCACGCATGTAATACGAGTTCGATTCTCGTACCCACTACCAAAGAAAAAGAGGAAATGCAGTTTAACTACATTTCCTCTTTTTCTTTATAGATCTCGAAGTAAGATTCCTTATCAATCCTCAACCGGACTCTATCCTCCCTTTTCTGCCCTGCCAGATTCACAAACAGATTGAAATACAATTGGCTGAAAGAAAGGTTGGAACGATCATAAGTAATATCAAATGTCCAGGTTCTACGAAAAGAATCGAACGTTGCATACGATTGCTCACCCCCTTTACACATAAACACTTCCGGGAAAGACGTAGGAGGATAAGGTTGGAATAAACCCGCTAATTGAGCATAAATATAGTCAATCATCCATTCGTCTCCTGTTAAAGTCAATTCTCCCTTTAAACGGAGCTTGATGGCATAACTGGCAGTCACGTCGGACGAAGTATAAACAGGAACCTGGCTTTCTGCCGGATAGTTGCCGTCTTTATATCCAAGACTCATCGTTAGTTTGGATAGACCGACGCCATTAAAGCCACTCACCTCCTGATCTGCCAACCGGTTTTTCAGACTGACCATGAATGTCAGTTTACCGAGCGTCGGATCACCCGGATATTGTGCAAGCGTGTCCAGTACATAATCTTCGGTATTGTAACTACGGGTTATTAAATCACCCTTTCCAGCCTCCAAAGCCGGACCGCCTCTTTCCACATCCACGTTGCCAACCGGATAATAAATAGCATCATTATCCCTTACGCAACCACTCAAACAGAACAGCAACACTGCCAAGCCTATTATCTTATTCATTATCATCATACCTCTTGATTTTGCGGACAAAGATACATCTTTTTTATACCACACTTGATTTATGTCA